AACTTTCTTTTTGGTAGGCTCTCAGCTATATCAGTGCTCATTTTAAAAAATAATTACTTTCTTTTTCTGTATTTATTTATAAATTGTAAACCATAAGAACTTCCAGGCACCATAGTTTTAACATAAGCAAGGTGTGCATCAGTCCCTACGAGTCTCTGATCTGATGGTACACCAGACGGTGTAGTAGCATTTACGACTGCTTCTCTCAAGTCTTTTACCCAAGATTTAAACATAATATTATTCTCTGCAACACATATTAAATGATTTGCACCACGACGAATAATACGACCAATTAACCCAGTATTTAAATTTTCAACTCTATCTCCAATATTAAAAATTTCATTATTAACATAAGATTCTCTTAGATTTTCTGTATCATACTTTGGTGCAATCTCCCAGATATTCCAAAACTCTTTCATCTCTTGAACATTCATCGTTTGTCTCACAGTATCAAACAAAGTCATCGCCATTTTTCTTGGTGTTCCTTCTGGCAATCCATCACGAAATGTTTTAAAATCTCCTTCTGCTGCTGCAAGTCTCATTCTAGAAGATGATAATCCTTCCATACCTTCTGCATCTGGATCACGATCACCTGATGAAACAACTTCCATATTATCAAATTGATAGAGTTGTCCATTGTAATTTTGTGACAACTTATCAAACTCTTTCACACGATCTTGACCTGCAACGATTCTTACGTTTGTATAACCATCATTATGTGCTTTCTTTAGAACATCAAAGATTGTACGATTTGCTCCATCATTTACAATTCTCTCACTATGTTGTGGGAACATTTGCCTCATCATTGAGACTTTAGTATCAGCATCAAGTGGATTTTTCTTTGGATCTTGTGATCTTGATGGAACAATTATATAATCATCTCCATTACCAAGTTCTGCAGATTGTGCTGCTGCTTGTGCTGCAATATCCATTAATTGTAAATGACCTGCGTGAGGTGGATTGAATCTACCAAATGCAAGTGTTAATGTTCCTTTTGTTTTTGGTACAGGTGGAGGACCTGCTGCTAAGTCTGGACTTTGAACTTCTTGCTCTGGTGCAGGTTGCTGCTCTTCTGGTGGTGCCTCTTGTTGTTCGGGTGGTGGTGCCTGTTGTCCTTCTGGTGGTGCTTCCATATTAGGATCAGACAAATTCTTTTCCTTTTCTGATTGTGCTGGATCTTTACCACCAACTTTTTGTCTCTTATTAAAAAACTTTAATTTACCCTTCTCTGTTTTCGCTACAAATTCTCCTGTAGTGCGATCTGTCCATCCACCATGACCATCACTATCCAAACCCAATCTAGCCGCTTGTTGGGTTGCAGTGCTTTCAGTGATAAATTGTAGGAATGTTTTCATCAGTCTTTAATCAATCTCAGTAAGATTTCATTCTTATTCTGCGTCATATATTCTAGAATTGACGCTCTTGTATGTTTATATTTATCATCTTTGTCAGCCCCAAGTGTTTTGTAAGAAAAGAACATGAAATTGTCGTATATATTACCTCGGATAATTTTTTGTTTTTTGAACTGACTTATCAGTGATTCGATTAGATCATTCATTACAGTGTATAAATTAAAGGTCCTGATTCAACATAAGTCCTCATCAATATATTATATGTATTATCTGATTTATTTAATCTAGCATCTGCACGATATCTAAATTGTAAAAGTTTTTCAGATCTTCTATTTCCTCCTTTTTTAAAAACGATTATGGTAGGGTTATCACTGAAAGTATACTCAGCTTCCCATTCACTTGAAACAATATTGTTAATAAACTCTTGATCAAACGTTTGAGTTATAGATGTTCCATCTTTTAAAAATTTTACCAACTCAACACCACTCTCATCTAAAGTTGCTTTTGATCTAACATAATTTGCTAGTGTTTGTTTAAATCCTGGTTGTTGTAATAAACTTGTTAATTGTCTTAATATCCTACCTTGAAAAATTTTTGAAGCTTGAGATTTAAGTGCCTTTACTTCATTAGACTCCATAATTGAAGCACGACTATCAAATCTCTTACTTAAAATATTTGGAAATGACCCAAAGATAGCTTCATTAAATTCTGCTTCATCAGCAGTATAATTTGCAATACCAAGTGGTTCAAATATATTAGCAAATCGATCAAATTGTAACCCGACAGCTTGAGCAAATTGAGGTGCTTCATATTTTAATGATATCTGACTACTCGTTCGAGGATCCATAATACCACCTGTAGATATATCTAATCTAATATCAACTTTGGATGATCTTTGATTTTGTGTTCCAATACCATTTATAGTAATGCTGTCTTGTTTTAAATTAAATTGTGTTCTAAAAACTTTTTGTTTTATTGCAGTATCAGAATTTACTTTGTTAACAGCTGCATTGAATATATCAAATAGACTTCCCCAGTTAGCAGAGTTACTGAGAAATTGTGCACTTGGTTGTGGTAATCCAACTGATACTGAGATGTTATCTGTAATTTTACTTACTTGTTTAGTTGCAATATCTCTATCTCTTACATTATAGTTTGATCTATAACCAGACCCTATCATATTAGTTAAAACTGATTTAACATCCTGATAATTAATAGGTGGTAAATCTCCGATTGATATAATGGGATCTTTGCTAAGTTGTCTAGCACTTAATCTTTTTTTAAATTTTGCTGCGATTGCAGCACAAAGAATAGCTTCTGATATATCTCCTTTATTAAATCTTACTGCCATTAACTTTTTGACTATTTATTTCTAGATATGCCAACTTAATTCCTTTCTGCTCTAATACAATTTTTTTTGCTTCGGTCATTCTTTTATGATAAAAGATAATCGGTTGTTCTAATCCCATGTCGCCACTCATTCTTCTTCCTCCAAAATTGACGGTTTACCAAAAGTTTTATATGCCAACTGCTCCTTTAAAAAATCAACTTGTGCTTTAAGTTGTTTGTTTTCTTGCTCAAGTTCTTCAATGTGTTTTTCGTAAACTGTAATCATACTTTCCAATTTTTCATTAATCAATTCTAATTCATAGTCCATCGAGTTATATTATATTATAAATTTAAGATTCTCTTAATTATCTATCATCTGCTGCTCTGTTCTCTGAATGATATACGTCAAAGTCTCCACCAGGATATCTTTTCTTTAATTTTTCTACGTTACCTGCAACCACATCTTCGATTGAAACATCAAGTGCAGCACACGCTTGCATCACGTACCACATAACGTCACCCAACTCAATAATAAGATGTTCTCGATTGTCATCGTTGTAAGGCTTACCTTGGAAAACCATCTTCTTAACGATTTCCATAAACTCACCACCTTCAGCACTAATGCCAACAGCAGCAGTAAGAAGCCGCTCAATATTGGCACCCTTTGCGTTAAGGGAACTAATACTTTCAGTGAAACATTGATAATCTTTACTGGGATGGGATGTGACACCATCCACGAATATAGCATACTTAGAAAAGTCAATTTTTTTAGTCATTAGAATTTAAACTCTGCGAAAGATTTTTTAAACGGTTTCTTATCTTCATCATTATACTCTTCGTCTTTTTTGTTGTCAAGTATATCGTCTTGTGCCTGTTGCTCACAGTCATATAGTCTCATCTTTGCACGGTCAACTCCTACAACAAACCTTTTGTATATGGTCGGGTCGTTGTAACGATTCTTAAGTTGTTTGACCATTATTTGCCCCAACCCCTCAAGTTCTTCCGTACTAATAAGAGCAAACATAAGATCAGCAGTGGCAGGAAGACCGAAGGACTCAGATGTGTCAGTAAGATCGACATCACTAGAAGCAAAGCCAGAGCGAGTCGTCTGAGTAGCGGAGACGATAGGTACATTAGCTTCAACTGCAAGCCCACGGAGTTCTTCCGCAATCGCTTTAATATAGGAATACGAATTAACATTGTTATTTGTACGATAACGTGACGATGCACATATATTTAAGTAATCAATGAATATAATATCAGGTGTAAATGATTTCTTCAATGCAAGTTCATTGAGTAATGATTTAAAATGACCTGAGTGTGCAGATGCAGTAGGATACTCTTTAATTATAAGAGTTCCTTGTGTTTTCTTTGTAAGATTATTTACCTTACTTTCAAACATAGGTTTGGGAAGTTCAGTTATATTCTGTATATTAACATTCAATAAGTTTGCATCAATTCTTTCTGCAATCTTCTCTTCTGCCATTTCAAGAGTGATGTATAAAACATTCTTACCATCTAAAAGGACAGAACTAGCGTGGTGGCACATAAAAAGAGACTTACCAACACCAGTACCCGCAAGTGCAATATTAAGCGTTTTGTTTGGGAGACCTCCCTTTGTAATTTTATTAAAGAGTTCAAGGTCGAATTGAATTCTGCTTTCTTTCCTGTGGTAGGATTCAAATCTTTCTTCATAGTCCTCCAAGTAATCGTGACCTACATGATTATCGAAAGAAACAGCCAGAGCGTCAGAGA